CATTTGTTTTCTTTTTTGTCTTGTTCTAACATCTTGTTGCTTTGATCTATTAATCGAACCCATACTATTGATATAAGGGTTGCTGAGATTAAAGAACATATTATTGCTACTATCATTTCGTTTGGTTGTACATATCCCTAACTTCAATTATAGCTAAAAGTACTATAATTATTGCGAATGGTAAAAGTATCATTTTAACTGTTTTATAATATATACAAGATGCCCACCGATGTAAGCTACTGCAAACAAAGGTAAGCAAATTGTAAAGAAGTATAATATTTTTATTACTTTAAAGATACGGCTACACTTGTTGTGCTACTCTTGGCAGGTGGGTAAACTTTGGTAACCTCGCCAGTAACTCCGTTAATAATATCAAGCCCTTGATGCGGCACTTTCTTTAAAAACTCTTCCATATCCTTTTTACGCTTACTTGCATCGTTATAGTCAGCCATAATCTCTTCGTAAGCAGGACTTTTACATTTACTAAAATCGTATTTAACTCCTACTTCTCTAATATTAAACTTTGCGCTCATATACTCAAAGTCCTTGCCGTTTAATACGGCTGCTTGTAATACTGCATCTTTGTAGTCCTTGTTTGCCTTTAGGGTTTCAAGCATATCCTCTAAGGCTTTAACTTGTAGATGTGTTTTTAACGGATCAAGTTCCCCTGCGTTTAAGCGTTCAATTACTTGATGTGTAAACTCGATGCGTTGCTCTTTTGTTGTTTCGAAGATTTGTTGTAGTTCCATTAAGTTTATTTTATTTTAAAAAATTCTGGATAATTAAAGAGTTCAAATTTGCCATTTTGTTTTAACTTATTTAATCTTCTCCAAATATTCATATATGATATTTTAGTTAATCTGCTTAATCGCTTTGCATTCTTATTGCACTTGTAATATTCTTGCAAAAGTGTTCTGTCATACCAATTCATATCTGAAATTAACTCTATCATTGTGTTTGTTGGTTGCTTATACAATTCGTCTTTTTCTTCTAACTCCATAATTTTATATTTAACAATAACAGGTCGTCCATTCCATATACAAGGATTACAATACTTTTGAGTAGATTTATTGTCAATAATGTGCTTCTTTGTTGCACTCATATTGTTTCGGGTTTGTAGTTATCAATATCAAAGTAGCCTATCTTAAAGCTGCTCGGCTCACGTCTTAATCTGCGCTTGGCAGGTTCGTAGCCTTTCTCTTTGCAGTATGTTAGTATTTCAAGGTAGGTAGCATCGATGTTATTCATCATAATGCTAATAGGCTCACTTGCGTAATATTTGTCTATGTAATCTTTTGTGCTTTGGGTCATAGTGTTTAATTGTGTAGTCGGTTAATGCTGCCATTACAAAACCTGTTGCAATTAGCAGAAGGCAGATAGCGTAAATCATTTTGAGTAGATGTCTTGTAATTGCCCAATAAGGTAACAAGCTACTAAAAATACTGCTAATAATTGTGCGGTTTCTTTTTTCATTGTGTTTGTGTTTTTATGGTTAAATTATTTTTTCTTTATGCTTTTAAGAAATTCTAAAGTCCTTTCATTCATTTGAATAATAGCTTTAAGGTAGCTATCGTCTGGGTTTAAAATTAAATGTAACTTTTGTTGCTCAATTTTTGCAGCTAAAGAGAGAATATTATTTTTGCTTGATTTTAATAAAGTAGCCATTGTGTTTGTGTTTGTGGTTAATTGATATATCAAATATACAACCTTTTCACATTACACAATCAAATTGTGAAACTTTTTTTTTAAAATTGTGATGAGCGGTAAATATCAAGGATAAGCGGTTAAAGGAAGGCGTACCTGCCCGTTCCACGCTTAAGGCTGAAGTTCTGCCAAGCTAAAGCCAAAGCCATAACGGCGTCATCGTGAAAGCCTGAAGGTGCTGAGTACTTAACCCCCGTTGCCGTGTATTGATACTCAAATACTTCTAACTCCTGGCTTATTATCCCCTCAGGATAGCCAATCTTACCTTGATGTATGGCAGCCTGAAGTCCTTCCATAAGTTGCTGCTTACTTGAACTTGTAAACTTTAAGCCTTGTATCATTACCCCTTCTCTTTGTAAGTCCTCAAGGATAGGGTCTCCAACCCCCGTACTATCGACAAGGATAGGGCATTTAGGCAGCCTAAGGATAGTTTGCTTGGTATTATGCCAATCCATTTGAAAGCGGTCAAAATAAGCCACATTCCCATCTTCGTCTAACCCTACGATTACAGTCCAATCGACAGACTTGGCAAGGTCAATTCCATAAGCTACTACGGGCATAGTTGTAACTGGGTGTATGCACTTGCGTATATGTTGGCTGCCAAAAGGGTTTGCTGCGTTCTCAGCAGGGTTTGCCATATACTCTTGCTCAAATACAACCTCAGGTAGTTGTCTACGGGCATCGTCTATTTCATTTGGATCAATGTAAGGGTTGTCGTATGTAGTGAACTTAAAGCTTTGCCAATCGGGTTCTGCTTTGCTAAACAAACTAAAGAAATAGTTTTTACCTTTAGGGGTGCTTAAGAATATAGCTTTACCCTTGTAGTCAGTCAAAGTAGGTCTTATTGAGTTGAGCCACCCATCTTCTAAGTTAGGTATAAAGGAAGCCTCGTCTACTATTACCAGATTGAACTTTCTACCTCTAAGGTTGTCCAAGCGTTCACCTGTAAAGAACTCCACCTTGCCACCATTCGGGAAGCTAATATTTAAGTCCGATTTGTTATTAGGGAACGGAAGGCTATTGCATAACTTCTCAAAGAATACCTTTGCCAATTTGTAGGTAGGGGTTATGTAAGCAACCTGACCGCCTTTGATTGCGGTTGTAATACATTTGATCTGGCTTAACTCCGATTTGCCAAACCTTCTACCGCACATCACAACTATGTACCTGGCTTCGCAGTCAAGTATCTTCTTTTGATTTATATGTCCGTTCGGTAGTTCTATCCGCATTAAAGAATTGTCTTGCCGTCTACAAATACTATCTCTATTCTGTTATCTGTTTGTATGTCCATTTGTTCTTTTGGCTTACCATAAACACGGGTTAGCAAAGTTTCTAAACTATAAAGGCTGCCCTTCTCTAAGCTCTTACGCATAGCTGCTGCAATCGTCTTTTCAAGTATTGTTGCCTTCGGGTTATCCCATACTGTTTTAAGTTCTTCTAAGTCCATTGACATCATAGCTTGTATAGTATCGTTTATCTCAGCAAGTTTATAGCCCTGCTCTTTGAGTAGGCTTACATATTTACGAGGTCTGCCGTTTGGGTTTCTTATCTCGCCTTTCTGTACTGGTTTCAAATTATGTTCGTTTGCCATATTTTCTTATTTATCTCTTTGTTATTCCAAAGGTAACCCGTTCTTTTTAATAACTAATGTCGGGTCAAGTTTACGCATCCTATCTACTATCACTTGGCAATATTTAGGGTCAAGTTCCATTCCATAGCATTTACGATTTAATTGATGCGCTACTACCATTGTCGTACCGGAACCACAAAATAAATCTAATACTGAATTGTTACAAAAATTAGAAATAAAAAAATTAGCAAAATCGACTGGGAAGGTAGCATTATGTTCTTTAATCTTATTTTTAGTTTGTTTACTTATTTCAATAACATTGCTGATAGTACCTCTAAAATCTTTTGTGCCTATTGCTCTATTTGCTTTTTCACTAAAACAATGTACATATTCAAATTGTGAATTTAATACATTATTAGCCATTGCAGGTTGTGCATTTCCTTTTTGCCAAATTAAAGTATCAGCATAAAAAGACTTCATATTATATAAATAATCAATTAATGCAATTTTATTGCCAGATAACGATTGTATATTAACAAAACTATATTGAGAAAATAATAATGTATTATTAGTAAAATCTGTTAATAGTTTTAAATATTCATCTTCTGATTTATTATCATTATCATTTGCGTACTTTGATGATTTACCCATTTTAACTTCTGTTGGAGTAGTACCAGCATTATATGGAGGACTTGTAAATGATATTTCAGCCTTCTGCCCGTTCATTAACTTTGCCACTTGGTCGCTATCCGTACTATCCCCACAAAGCAATCGGTGTTCTCCTATCTCAAATAAATCTCCTAATACTATATCCGTTTCAATGCCTCCGTCTGGAACTGCAAAGTCATCTTCCTCAGCTTCTATAACTTCTGCATCAAAGCCTGGTATGTCTAATCCCCAATCTTCTAATTGGTCGCTATCCCAGTTATTAGCAAGGTCGCTCCAATCCCATTCGCCATAGCCTACGTTGTCCTTAACTATAAATTCCTTTTGCTGCTGCTCCGTTAGTTCACTTGCTTTGATAATAGGTATCTCTTTAAGTCCTGCTTCCTTACAAGCCTTTAATCTCATATTGCCACCAAGTACAACCATATCGTCATTAACTACGATAGGTCTAAGGTTTAGCATCTGTGGAAAGTCGGTTATAGACTTCACTAACTTTGCAAACTTGTCATCCTTAATTATTCTGGGATTATTTGGGTTTGCTTTTACTGTGTTGATTGGTACGTTTTGTATCATATTATTCCATTTATTATATCGTTTGCTTCGTCTATTGCATCTTCTTGATCTAAGTAAGTGTCTACGTCTGCTATATGCTTATTGATTAAAGTTTCTGCCATAGCATAGGTGTAGTGTCCTATCGTGGTCATATCATCCCCATTAAAGCCCGTCTTACATACTGCTACGAAGTAAGCTTTGTGCGTAAGGAGTAGCCATATAGCGTTTAGTTTTCTCATCTGCCTTGACCTTTGTATGCTTTTGGTCTTGGGTTGTGCTTATTAAAGGACTTCTTTGCAGAACCTCTTTTGCGTTTGCCAAAGCTAACTTTGTTATTATTCTCTTTAATCTTTGCCATATAATTTGCTCCAAGTTGTAGGAAGTGATAAATCTTTTAATTTGCTATATCCTTTTGTTTTGAAGTAGCTATCCCATTCATCTTGTTCCTTGATGTTACAATGCCCCCATTGTTCGTCAAAGCCAGGAACTCTTTGTGATGTGCTACTAAACAAAATGTATTTAGGCTCTATCTTGCTGAACAAGTAATCAAGTTCTTTATCTGTCATATGCTCTGCCGTCTCTATAAAGTTAAGCAAGTCGGTTGTAATAGGCTTATCTACTATTTCTACATAGGCTACGTTCTGCTTCATATACTCACGATGCGACTTAAATATCTCAAAAGCTACAATGTGATAACCTGCTTTAAAATAGGCATCGCTATAAACTCCTGTACCTGCTCCATAATCTAATACAGAAACAACAGGCAAATCTTCAATCTGTGCAACTGTATTACGTGCCAAGTCCTTAAAAAAGTCGTTGTGCATACCTATCCCGTGGTTAAGTTCGTACTCTAAGAACTCTTGCTCAGTTAATAGCATCGGTAGTTTTGTTTATGTATATCTATTAAAAACTCTTTATATTGTTTCTTGTCTCCAAAATCTAAGTGGCACTTCCTACATAACCCCATAAGGTTTTCAATCGTGTCCTTATCATTTGAACCACCCATTCCCCTCGCTTCAATATGATGAACGTCTACTGCTTGACACCCACACA